TTGATGATGCTGTATATGGAACATCTATTTGTGTACCACTTCCACTAACACGTATTGCTGTACCAATTGTTGGCGCACTTGCTACAAGACCCGCATATATTGAGTTACTTGCTGCACTATTTGGTGAATCACCCACAGAATTAGTTGCTTTCACTACAAATGTATATTGTGTTCCTTGCGTTAGTCCTGTTACAGTAATTGTTCCACTACTTGCTTGTGATATAGTTCCTGTAATTGACCCAGGTGTACTTACCGCTGTATAGCTTGTTATTGTATTACCACCGTTACTTGATGATGCAGTATAAGGTACGTTAGCTGATGTTGCACTACCACTTACATTAACAACCGTTCCAATTGTTGGAGCGGTTGGCACAACTGCAGGTGCAATTGAGTTACTTGCTGCACTATTTGGTGAATCTCCTATTGCATTTGTTGCTTTTACTACAAATGTATAACTAGTTCCTTGTGTCAAACCATTAACACGTATTGTTCCACTACTTGCTTGAGATAATGTCCCTGTTATAGACCCAGGTGTACTTGTAGCAGTATAACTTGTAATAGGTAACCCACCATTACTTGATGATGCTGTATACGGCACATCAAGGGATGTTCCACTACCACTTACACGTATAACTGTTCCAATAGTAGGTGCTGTTGGTACAATACCTGCAGTAATCGCACTACTTGCTGCACTATTTGGTGAGTCACCTACTACATTAGTAGCTTTTACTACAAATGTATAACTTGTTCCTTGTGTTAATCCACTTACACGGATAGTTCCACTACTTGCTTGTGAAATAGTGCCTGTAATAGACCCAGGCGTACTTGTCGCTGTATAACTTGTAATAGGTAATCCGCCATCACTTGACGATGCTGTAAAGGGAACATCTATTTCTGTACCACTACCGCTTACGTTCAATGGTGTACCAATTGTTGGAGCAGTTGGTACAGTTGCAGGAATGACTGAATTACTTGCTGCACTATTTGGTGAATTACCAACTCCATTTGTTGCATATACTACAAAAGTATAAGATGTGCCTTGCGTTAAACCACCTACACGAATAGTTCCACTACTTGCTTGTGATATAGTTCCTGTAATATTACCTGGGTTACTAACCGCTGTATAACTTGTTATTATTCTACCGCCATTGTTAGCAGAGGCAGTATATGGAACATCAATTTCTGTTCCACTACCGCTCACACGTGCTGCGGTACCAATTGTTGGAGCAGTTGGAACAAATACGCTTTCAATGTCTATAAAGCCACTAATTGTTACATTTGCTAGAGTTATACCCATTTTATTTTTCTCATTTAAATTTATATTGCTTTTCTAATTTCATGCAAAAACATACTATACTGATGTTGCTGCACTAATTTTATAATTTGTAATTGAAATATCATTGTTTATAATCTTTATAAAGTTGTATTTGCAATACCTGTAGATGGATAGGAACGTCCTGTGCCCCATATAATACGCACTGCTCCATTGCCACCTGTACCACCAGGTCCAGGGGTTGCCCCTGTTGTGCTGCCACCACCACCCCCGTATGTTCCCCCATTCCCCGCACCGTTACCAACACGTGCTGATCCATTCGTGCCACTGCTTCCTCCTGTACCAAAACTTCCTTCTACAGTTGCACCTACGCCGTTTGGTCCTTGCCCATAGATTCCTACACCACCACCGCCCCCTGCGGATGAAGCTGGATTAATGCTCCATGGAGTAGATTTTCCACCACCTCCACCACCTCCTGCGCCATTACCACCATTAACAGTAGAATCAGCAGAACCTGCACCACCTGCTCCTGCATAACCACCTGCTCCTGCACCCGCACCTGCATTACCCCAACATGATGATGCTCCACCACGACCACCCGTTCCACCACCATCACCAACAAAACTTCCACCAAAACCATAAAGACTTGAAGGTACACATCCCCCGCCACCTTGTCCACCATTGCCACTTGCAGTAAGCACAGTGTTAAAATAACTTGGCCCACCACTGCCGCCGCTACTATAAAGACCACCACCGCCACCACCACCGCCTGCTACTACTGTATAAGATGTATTTGGTATAACATTGATAGTTTTATAACCTAATCCACCTCCACCGCCTCCACCTGAACCACCTTTTCCTGTTGACATACCACCCGCACCGCCACCTCCTCCACCTACCGTGAGAACACTAATACTTGTTACTCCAAATGGTGCAACCCATGTATATGTTCCTGCTGTGGTGTACTCAATCTGTGCATTAGCTCCACCATAGGTAATTGAATTACTTGCAGGACTTTGTGGTCCTGCCCCTGCTGCATTAACAGCATATACTTTAAATGTATATGCTGTGCCTGATGTAAATAAAAAGTTACTTGAATAAGTTATACTACCGCTACTTGCTTGGTTAACAGTGCCTATGATGTTTCCTGGGGTTGATATGGCTCTATGACTTGTAATAGTTCCACCATTAGCACCTGCTGCTGTAAATGGCACTGTAATGTTTCCTGAAGAAGTTGTAACTGTTCCTACAGTAGTTTGTAATGGAACAGCAGCAGAACCTGTTGGGGTTACTGTATTACTTGGGCTTGAAAGTTGCCCATCACCTGCAGAATTTGTAGCATATACTCTAAAAGTATAGGGTTGATTACCTACAAATGCTGCATTCATGGTAATAGTGCCACTACTCGCCTGACTTATAGATGCAGTAAAGTTATCGGGATAGCTTACCGCAGTATGTGATGTAATCGGTCCGCCACCGTTAGCAGGTGCAGTAAATGGTATAGAAGCTGTACTTCCTGCAAATGAAACTGTACCAACTGTTGCTTGACTTGGAAGATTTGATGGAGTTATAACACTAGATGCTGCGCTAGCAGGTGAATTACCCAAACTATTAGTTGCACGTACAACAAACGTGTAAGATGTTCCTGTGGTTAATCCTGTTACTGTAATATTACCACTACTTGCTTGTGATACAGTTCCCGTAATTGAACCAGGCGTACTTGTCGCAGTATAGCTAGTAATCGCAAAACCACCATCACTTGATGATGCAGTATATCCTACGATTACAGATGTATTACTTAACAAATTCACTGAATTTATAGTCGGAGCAGTTGGTACACTAGCAGGAACAATTGCAGCACTTTCCGCACTGTTAGGAGAATTTCCTGCACTATTTGTTGCATATACTACAAACGTATAACTTGTTCCTTGTGTCAATCCACTTACACGTATAGTTCCACTACTTGCTTGTGACAATGTCCCCGTTATTGACCCAGGTGTACTTACCGCTGTATAACTTGTAATTGTTGCGCCACCATTACTCGCTGATGCAGTGTATGGCACATCAATCTGTGTGCTACTACCACTTACTCTAGCAGGTGATCCAATTGTCGGTGCATCAGGCACTAGAGCAGGTCTTATTGCAGCACTTGCTGCACTATTAGGTGAATTACCAACACTATTTGTTGCATATACAACAAAAGTATAACTTGTTCCTTGTGTTAACCCCGATACAACTATAGTACCACTACTTGCTTGTGATAATGTTCCTGTTATAGATCCAGGCGTACTAACCGCTGTGTAACTCGTAATTGCGTTACCACCATTACTTGATGATGCAGTATATGGTACATTAATTGAAGTACCACTGCCACTAACATTAGTTGGTGTTCCAATAGTTGGCGCAGTTGGCACTACAGCAGGTGATATAGAATTACTTGCCGCACTATTAGGTGAATTACCAACGCTATTTGTTGCATATACAACAAACGTATAACTTGTTCCTTGTGTTAACCCCGATACAACAATAGTACCACTACTTGCTTGCGACAATGTCCCTGTGATTGACCCAGGCGTACTTACCGCTGTATAACTTGTAATTGCGTTACCACCATTACTTGATGATGCAGTATATGGTACATTAATTGAAGTACCACTGCCACCCACTCTTGTCGCTGTACCGATTGTTGGAGCAGTTGGTACTACCGCAGGTGCAATTGAATTACTTATAGCACTATTTGGTGAATCACCTACAGCATTAGTAGCTTTTACTACAAATGTATAACTAGTTCCTTGTGTCAAACCATTAACACGTATTGTTCCACTACTTGCTTGAGATAATGTCCCTGTTATAGACCCAGGTGTACTTGTAGCTGTGTAACTTGTAATTGGAGTACCACCATTACTTGATGATGCAGTATATGGAACATCAAGGGATGTACTACTACCACTTACACGTATAACTGTACCAATAGTAGGTGCTGTTGGTACAATACCTGCAACAATTGAACTACTTGCTGCACTATTTGGTGAATCACCTACCGTATTAGTTGCTTTTACTACAAATGTATAACTTGTTCCTTGTGTTAGTCCACTTACACGTATTGTTCCACTACTTGCTTGTGATATAGTTCCTGTAATAGACCCAGGCGTACTTGTCGCTGTATAACTTGTAATAGGTAATCCACCATTACTTGATGATGCTGTGTATGGAACATCTATTTGGGTACCACTACCACTTACATTTAATGGTGTACCAATTGTTGGAGCAGTTGGTAATGTAGCAGGAATGACTGAATTACTTGCAGCACTATTTGGTGAATTACCTACTGCATTTGTTGCATAAACAACAAAAGTATAAGATGTTCCTGCTGTTAATCCACTAACACGAATGGTTCCACTGCTTGCTTGTGATAATGTTCCTGTTATATTATCAGGTGTGCTTACCGCTGTATAACTTGTAATAGGTAATCCACCATTGCTTGATGATGCGGTATAAGGTACATCTATTTGGGTACTACTTCCACTAACACGTGCTGCTGTACCAATTGTTGGTGCTGTAGGTACAAATACACTTTCTACAGTAAGTCCTGAGAATGTCATTCCATTGAAAGTTAAGCCCATAATTTGTTACCTTATGATCTAGAACCTGTTGAAGGTCTTGGTGGTCTTGTTATTGTGGTCATGGGACTTTTATTTCCCATCGTAGACATAAATTTTTTCTGATCAAAAGGGTCAAAAGCAGGTTTAGTTCTATCTCCTGCATAGGGCATTTCAATCTTATCTTTTTGTTCAGCATTGCGAATACGTGACATATATTGCTCACCATACTCCTTACTAGCTTCTTTACCATCATCTTCTAATTCTGTGTGATCTAATAAAGGCGTATGACTAGCTTGATTTGCATATTGTTCAGCTTCATGTGTCACACTATCATCATATCCTGCTTGAATCATACGAACCATATTCTCATCATAATTTAGTAAACGTGCAATTTGCTTTACCATAGGTTCAGTACATGGATATCTAAATTCAACATCTATAATCCATATCGATTGATTTTGTAAGTTTGGAAACCCATATGGGTCTTTTTGTATCGGTGTGCTCTTAGGTTCACTGATTTTGACAGGGTCAAATTTCTGTAAGTTAAACATAAACATGTCTAACCAATTTTTATTACAGTCTCCTGCAACTTTAATTTTGTAATTGTAAGTGCGTACACTCTCTGTTAAATATTGGCGAAAAGTTTTCATAAACTAAATTCCTGTTAAATTATTTATCTCAATCGGGTTTTTTGTCTTGGCTGTTTTTATCAAGTAAAGTCTTTAATAACTCATTTCTATCTAGTACTCTACCTTCTCCAAGATCTTGTTTTTTCAAATTATTTTCTTCTTTTGAATTAACAATGCTTAATTTTCTATCAAGCTCAGCTTTTTTTAACTGCAAATCAATCATTTTTAGTTTTTTGTTGACTTTAGCAGTCTTGGCTGTGATAGCATGACCCAACATAGAACTAGCCACAGCAAAAATTTCAGCACTAAATCTACTGTCAACTTGCATACCTAAATTGCTTAAATCATGGAAACTTTCTACTGCTAATTTAGATATTTCATCTAGTTCACCATCACTTGCATCTAACCCTTTTACTTGAGGTAATGCATTTTCTACTTTTTCAATCGTGTTCAAAGTATCCTCAGAAATGAGTTCTTTAGGTACAATTTGTGTTTCTTTAATATCATGTTCAGATTCTTCAGGTTTTTCCTGCGAATCTAATTCAAATAAATCAATAAGACTTTTAGTAATTTTAACTCTCCAATATAAAATATTTAGTTAAAACTACTTTGTACCGTTATGAAATATATCAGACTCAGTAACTACTCTAAATTTTAAACCTTTACTTTTACACCAAGCATTTGCTGCTTGCCACTTTGCTGTATTTAAAGCTACAGCTAATTTATCTTTTCGTGACTTTGCTTCTGTTATGTAAGCTTGTTTTTTGGGTTTAATTTCAACTACTTCTCCAACAGTTTGCCCATGTTTGTTTTTATATACAATGAATACATCAGGTACATAAATTGTTTGTTTACCTGTTAATGGGTTACGATATGGAATTTGTATTGCTTCACTTGCCCATTGTAGTACAGCAGGATTGTTGTCACAAAACATAAAAAAAGTCATTTCCCATCCACTTCGATATTTCGGCTTACCATTGCCTACATATTTTTGTGGATTTCTTACTTCATAAATGCCTTGTGCATATTTTGCCATGCTCTACTGTACAACATTTCTTTGCACCGATTGCACAGGACTTAACACATTATTATATCCAAACATTATTGCTTTGTTATCATTGATACTATTAAGATAATAAGCCATGGTTAAGTTAATCTGCATGGTTGATGTTGAACTCTTAAAACTTTCTAGCAATGTTAAAACATTGACACCTGTTAAAGTAGCAATTCTAAATAAATTTACTGTAAATGCTTCACTAGTTTGTTGATCATTAGTAAATTTATTGAAAAAAGAATTGACAATTTCATATTGACCTGCAGGTGGTTCAATTTGAAAATCATAAAACGCATCATAGATGACGTTTGTTATATCTTGAGTTTGATTGGATACACTTATTGGCATAATATACTATTTAGATCAACCACCAGGTAGCCCTGAAGCATTTGTTGGTGTAGTTATATTATTTGCGTTTGATGTGCTTGTGTTTTGAGTTGGCTTAAACGTAGGGAACTTAAAATTAGATGCTGTATTTACAGCAATTTGCCCTAACCCTGCTGTTAATTCTGCTTTAGCAGCAGCTTTTAAACCTGCTTTACTTAAATTCTTTGATGCAGTAATACCTTTAATCGCTGCACCAACAATATTTCCTGCACTTAAATCTTGTTGTATACCTAAAGCAGCATCAATTAATCCACCTTGACCTAATATCGTATTACGTGTACCTGCTTTTGTAATAGGACTCTTTTCTAAATCATAGTGAGATGCTTGTCCAAAACCTTGTACTATTTGATCAGGACTATTACCATTTAATGCACCATCATAATACTTAACATACTCATATCGTATAGACATACGATTTTCCATGGTTGCGTTTGTTTGATAATAATCATAAGTATCATGCTGCCATGAATCAATAATTGGATTAACTAATTGATATAAAGCAAAGTTATGTTGGTTAAATCCATAGATGTTAATATTTCTAAAGAATGGAACTTTACCTGTAGTCAATGATACAGTTTGGGGTGTTGGATTTAATTCTACTCCACTGTATCCCCATTGATCAGGAGGTAATTCAGGTGTATATTGATTGGCTGTTGCTGCTGCACTATTATTTTCATTATTAGGGTCACCAATATTATAGCTATAATATGCATACCAAAGTTTACGAACTAAGTTACTGTTGTCATCGTGAAATGTAATTTGTACAGGATCATATTTGATTTTTGTTTGCACAAAACGATGATGGTTATATTGATTTAAATCATGTACATCAAAAGAATATTTTGGCAAATCAACACTTTTTACAGCTAAACCAAAGTTTTTATCTGTTGGAAAAAGTGATGCTGTGTTAACAAATTGTTCGTTTATATCAAAGTATACATGAAACAGCCACTTAAATTTTGGTGAATAGCCAAAAGCATTTGTTACAAATGTTTTTGAAGCATGTGTATAATCTTTTAAAAACTTACGACCGAAGAGTTCCTCGGTCGCACCTTGCAACACCTGTTGAAAGAATCCTGCCATAATACTAAACTAATTAACCGCCAACGCCACTTACATTAGTTAATATTTGTCTTGCTACTGCTGCACCAACACCTTGTTGAATACCACTATCAGTTGGTGTTTGTACTGCATTATCATAACGAATTGTTAATGAAATTGTAACAGGTTCATTTGTTCCATAATTTAAAGTGTTATAGTTTGCATTTTGAATAAAGCAACCATAAAGTTCCCAAGTTTCCAAAACTGTTGGAATATGAATACCACCACCTCCATCAAGAATTTGGATGGTAGTTTGAAACTTATAACTGCTACCTGCTGCTGCACTTGCTTGTTCTTCAAAATCAAATTGCTTTTGAATTTGTTCACCAACACGCATCGCTACAGCACCCGTTGCATCATCACGTAAGTTCAATGTAATTGCTTGCCACTCAGGTTTACCTGCCAAATATACACGACTATTATAAATTTCTAAAGGAATCTCAGGAAAACTTACTTGCGGACGTGATACGTCAATAACCTGTTTAGTAAGTTCAGTAGTAGCTTTGTCAACACCAATATTTTGAAACAATACACGAAAACGATATTGTAACTTTGGCATTAACAAACCTTGACTATCACCTCCTACATCACTGCCTACAGGCACTGTCATTTTTGAGATTGAAGTAAAACTCATTTTTATTTCTCCTATACTTTTATTTATCTTAAATTAGGAACCCAAAATATGGGTTCCTAATCTTTTTTCATTAAACACCTGCTGCAATTTCGCCTGTGTTCAATATACGAACAGGAATGTAAATGAATTCCACTGCCTTGACAGGTTCAATCGCTATATCAATCCATAATTGATTAGCATCAATTCTAGCAGGTGTGTTATTACTTTCATCACATACTACGAGATAATCGTAAAGACCACGCTTTGACTGAACATCTGCTAACAATGTTTGTACGACAGCTTTTGCCTGTGAACGTGTAATCACATCATTAGGTTCGAAGATAAATGGACGAACTGCCTGTTGTAAACGCTCACGTAGGTAACATATCAAACGTGCAACATTCGTACGATCAAGTGAACTTTGACTATCAAAGCTATTCTTATTACCAAAGTTGAGTAAACCAATATTGGTAAAGAATGCTACAGGATTAATAAAGTTTGTGTACTCAATATTACGTAATGCTAAACGGTTCTTTGTTACTACAAATTCGCCTGTTGCTGCATCAATGTAACCAATATTTGTTGCATTGTCTACAACACCTCGACGTTGACCTGCAGGAGCAAACCATGGATAAGCAATTGTATCGTTACGTAAAATAGTACGTAATAACATATAGCTTGGTGGTAAAGCAACTGCTGCACCTGTTAAGTCACTGCCAATACAACTTGGATAATATAATCCCATGTATGTATCACGTGTAACTAATCCATCTTCACCTGTTGATGTTGCTCCTGCTGCATTAGTTGCCCATGCAGAAATAGCGTTAGCATCATCAGCAAGACGCATTGGTGTATCACCAACAATGTATCCTGTTTGACCACGATCATTATTTAATGTGACCATGTTTGGCTGAAGCTCAGGATAATTTGGTGTAGCAATCAAGTTAAAGTATGTGTCTTCTTCACGAACTGATTGGTTTGTATCAATTGCTGCTTTCATAGCAGATACAACCATTGCACGTTGTGCTTTACGACCCATATATGGAGCACCATTAGTCATATTTCCACTTGTTGTAACCCATGTATAACTAAACTCAGGTAAACTTCCAGGCGTTGTCGTTGGACTAATATATGAACTTGCATTTGGATAATTTGTTTGTGTAAAATAATTAGTTCTAAATTGTTTTACGTTATAACCACTTCTACGTGTGTTGAATAACAATGTACCACGTGGATATAGTGAATAACTTGGAGCATCCAAATCAATATAGTTACTTGATAACAAGCTCACAATTGTTGGGATTGCATCATTGACAGGGTCTACGCCACTGTTTGGTGCCCAACGTGCATCAGCAAATACTACACCATTTTCTGTAACTTGGTCAGTATTGTCAAGTAATACCCATTGTGCTAAACCACTAACTAATTGCCAACGGTTAATTACAGGATAATTTTCAAGATCACTTGTATCAATCCAAATATCACCATATACTAAAGGTGTACCATCACTTTGTACTGTTGGTTCACTTGCACTGATGATTGGACCTGCAGGGTCGGTTGTACCTGTTGCAGTAGTTGACCACAAACCATTTGTACCATAAGTTGCGTTACGATATCCAACCCACTGTGTACCTGTGTTGACCATGATATCAACTTCATCAACAACACTGTAATACCAATTTGTATTATTTGTTGGTAGCGTTACAGGACGAATATCATTTGACTCATAACTAAATTCTTGCCAATTACTTAATGCAGTCATGTAGGAAGGTGTCATTTGTCCACCATAAGGTAACAATGAAACAATTGCTCCACCTGCTGCTGTTACATAAGCTGTTATTGTACTTGTTACGTATGGAGTTAATGATGAACCACCTAAGGTAACAATATCACCTGTTACATAACCTGTACCACCTGATACACTGATTGAGCTAATTGTATAACCTGTGTAAACAATACCTGTTACAGTTGCTCCTGTACCTGTACCACCTGTTACAGTAAACGTACCTGCTGTAGGTCCTGATGTTTGTAAGGTTACTTGAGACATTGGGCCTGGTTTGCTGCCTGTAGGTGCTCCTGTTGTTGCACTTAAAGACAAACCTGCGATATCAATTGCACTGTTTGAATATGCATTATCATCTAGAAGAATTTGACCACCCTCAGTATGAGTCAATACAATTGCTCCTGTGCCTGATACTGATGCTGTGGTATAAGGTATATTTGCTGCTGACCATGCAGCAACAAAATCTGATGCACCTTTAGCTGCTACAGTAGCAGGTAATGAAACTACATAACGTGGTGATAACGATGAACTACCAGGCATACTCACATACACACCAAAAGTTGATGCCCCTGTGCTAAAATTAGGACTTGTATTTGTACCTGTGAATGTTGATGCACCTGTTGCACTTCTACGGAATAATTGAATAGGTGCTGCGTTATCTGTTGCACCGAATGAATATTGTGCATATAGTGTGTTTACTGCAATATTTTTACCACCTGCTGAGTCTAAATCAGCACTTGCGCTTGCATCATCCAAATATAATGGGCATGCTAGTGAAACAAAAGTATCAGTTGCTGCCACATAACGACTTGTTACTAAATTTGTACCTAAGTTGGCACTATTAGTTTTAATCCACAAGCTTCCTGTTGGACGTGCTGTAGCACTTGCTCTCCAATTTGGTTGTTGAGCGTTTGTACCATAAAATACTGTAGGAGCATTATATGTACCAACTTGGAAACCAAATTGTGCCCAATGTGTTCCGCTTGCACCATCTGATAAAGTGATGGTTGAATCATATAATGAACGTTGGAAAATATTAACACGATTGTTTACAACAACAGCTTTTAATAATGGCACATCAGGAATTGCATTAATTGCTGCTGCCAATGTTGAGGCATCAATACCTGAAGCAAAAGTTTCAGTAAATGTTTTTGCACCACGTGTTACAGAAATTGTAAGATTGTAAGATGTGCCTGGGGTGACTGCGCTACCTTGTAATATAGGCACTGAGCTTAACCAATCTTGACTACCAACTGCAACCCAACTATTATAAAGTGAATCACCTGTACTTAAGAATTGACCTGCTTTGTACCAATATGTATGGAACATGTCAGGATCACCGTAATCAGTAACACCTGTTACAACAGCATAGTCACCAATATTTCCAATATAAGACTGTGGTTCTTGTGATGAATTTACAGTATCTGCACTACTATCAATAACGATTGGAGTTTGTACATCAAAATCAAGTGTTGATTGATTGAATTGGAACATACCCCATGTACTATTTGTTGTATCTAACCAAAATGTTCCATCTGCGGGATTTCCTGCAGGGCGACCAATTTGACCAACTAAACTAGCTAAATCAATATCTGCACGTAAAACATAACAAAGATTGGTTGCACCAAGTACACTGTATGCGGTCATTAAACCATACTCATTTAATTCATAACCTTGAATAGGTGTACCATTGGTGGTTTTATAGAAAAATGGATTTCCATAAAGTGTAACAAGATCACGCTGACTTGTCACACGGTATAATTTATTTGCATTTGCTGCGGTAGTTGCTACAGCGACCCCTGTGCCCGAAGCATTTGCCTTGTTTTGTGCTGTAGCTACTAACAGCATTGGAACTGAATTTGAACCTGCGGGTAAGTACTGACTCTGATCGATGATCGTTACTTCCACGCCTGGGCTAACAAGTGCCATATTATTTCTCCTAATGAATAAAAATGAAGCTATACCTCATTAATATTATTTAGGAAATTTACTGAAAAAGACCCTGTAATACACTCTACTAGTAGAGTTGCGCTTATAAATAGGCAAATGAGACCTATTTGCAAAGTTTGTAACAAAAACCCACGTGCCCCTGCTTATTATAGGAATGGTAAAAGATATTTTAGAGCACGATGTTCTACTTGTATTTCAGCTAACAAACAATTACCAAAATCCAAACCTAAATGGGAACTTAAAGGTTATAAAAAGAAAGTAATTTGTGATGTATGTGGGTTTCGTTCGCAATATAATTCACAAATCACAGTATGGCATATTGATGGCAACTTAAACAATACTGAATTAATAAACTTACGCAGTGTATGCTTAAATTGCGTTGAAGTAATTAAGAGAAAGCAGACACTATGGAAAGTTGGCGATCTTCAAGTAGATTATTAATTTTTTGGTGTAATTCATCTATTGTACTATCATTTTCTATAACAACATCAAAATTTAAACCACAATGACTGTATTCACTAGCATGTACTTTTGCATCTTCTAATTCACGCCTAGCTAATGCCCAACCCATGTGCTTTGGTCCTGAGTTATAGGCAACGGCTGCTTCATACCATGATGGATCTTGACCACGTTTAACACGTACGACAATACCACCTGATTTATGTATAGCATCTACTTCATTTGCAAATCTACAATCAGTGATAACAATACTGTCTTGAGTTTTACTTAATTTACGTTCGACACTAGCAACCCATATTTCATCATGAAAATGATTTCGAAATAATTCTGTGCCCCAATTTTGTAATATCATTCTTGGTGTAAGATTAGGTATGTTTAAACGGGTTGCCCACCATGGATCAACTTCCTCTCGCCATGCTCTACTTGATTTAGTAACACCATCAAGCATTTCACGATCCCATCCAAATACTGCTGCTACGGTATCTTTTAAACTTTCAGCAAATGATAAACGTCTAAATCCATGTTCATCAATAAGATAACTTGCTATGGTGTCTTTACCACTACCAATTAATCCGCATATACCTACAATCATAATACCCTCCACATAAACGTATTATGACATATATATTGCAAAAATAAAGTATATTTGGATTTTTATCCTTGTACCCAAGTTAAAGGTTGTGACCAATCAACATAACGCTTGAGTTCGTCGATCAATTCAGCAAAACCTTCCTTAGCCTCAGCTTTCATTGCTGTGCCATTTAATGTGGTGCCACCCGTAGGTCCTGCAATAGTGCCAAACTTTTCACGTGCTTCACCAATAATCATCTTACACTGACACAGTGTCCAACTAGTTATCCAATTGGCAATAGATGGATCCTTTAACAATGTAATTTCAGGTTTCATATTGTATGTCCATAACAATAACTGTTCACCACTGCCCTTAAAATTACGAACAAAACTAATTTCTTTTGTTACAGGATTAAACGTAAAAATAACATAACCACCAAACATACGTGCAGCTAACTCAATATAACCTGCATAAAAATCATAAGTAGCTAAACCCCCTGCATAGTTATAATTTAACAAATAAGTATTTAAAATTGCACTAGAAAATGGATCAAATGAAGAAGCTGCGGGTCCTGTTTCCAACCCAACTGTTCTGCGAAATACTTCACGAACTATAGTAACTTCTTGTGGTAATATGTAAGTATATTGATTATTTTCTACAGTAAGTAAACTGTATGATTCTTCATACGCATTAGTGGCACGTTGTCTATATGTTGCAATTGCATATTGATATGCTGCTTCATAATGTGCAGGATCAAGTTCTAAATCAATGATTCCTCCACCTAAACGTAAACGAACATTATTAAATAATGCTTCTTTTTGATCTTGTAATGGAGGTAGTACAGGTGTAACTGACATAATTTACTCTCAGGTTATGAAAGTATTTATTCAGTTTCATCCTGTATTTCATATTGATTGCCACAATCAGGACAAATAAAACAACATGCTTGTGAAACATATACAAATCCATGTATATGTCCACAATCACCTTTTAGTATATCAAATGTAGACCGTTCATTGGTAGTTTGCATAACTTCAATAGATTTTGTAAATAAATTCACAGATCACCTTCTTTACGATTTTCGCTATACCATGGATCAAATGAACCACTTGGATAACGAGATTGTAATTTAGTAACATTTTCAGCAATTACGTCATTAGGATCAAGGTTTAAAGCACGACACATATTAACCCAATACCATATAATATCACCTAATTCACGTTTCATGTGAAATAAATTTTCTTCATTAAGTGGTTTACCCTGAAAACACATCTTTTTTACAATTTCCATTAACTCACCTGATTCACTACATAGTCCCATTGCTCCTGTAAGCATAAGTGGCACATTTACATCAGGCCCATGTTGGTTATTTGCAAAATCATAATTACCATCAAGAACATCTAGTCTATTCATAAATGTACTAAGATCATTACTTCCTGCGCTTGTTACTGCTTGAACAAACTCGGTATATTTTTTTAAATCAATTTGTTTATTCATTCCATGCTCCATACTTAAGCCCCTCTGTACCTAAAGAATTTCTACCGTCCAACATATATTTTGGATAAAAAATATTATTTTTATCAATATAGTGTAAAAAAAATTGTGTATGCTGTTTACCAAAGTATTCATTTCTCCAATGCTTCATTTTAGTTCCTTGATAAATTAAAGCATCTCCATCATTTAATTCAATTGAAAGAATATCATCTTGTAAGGTATGGAGGTATAAAGGCCAATCAATATCTTCTTTGTTAATACAAACTGAAACTGAATATTCACAACTTTTACGATCTATGTGTGGCATTAATTTACTGCCATGATAATAAGTCCTATGATAACTATATGACTCAGCTAAGTCTTTTTTTACTATTTTTGCAACTTTATCTCGATACGACATTAATAAACTATCAGTGTGAAACCCACCGTACCAAGAAAAACATCGGTCAACTAAGTCATCTTGAAAGGGGTATGGTTTTTCTTTTGTTATCGGTTTTTCTTTGTACAATCGATCTTCAAAAAGCTTAACGTAATTTTTTAAAAAAATAATCATTTCTTTATTTAAGAAGTTTCTTACAATTTTATATTTCTGTTCACTGAAAGACACGTTAAAAAACCTTTAAAATAATTATAGTTTCGCCCATTCTACCACTTGGTTGTGTAAGTAACGTTTTAATATCTTTAAAAAACTTTCTAGCTGCAGGTTTTCCGCTACTCATTAACTCTTTCAGTTGTTCTTCAGGTTTACGTAAAGTTTTTGTCCCACTTTGTACTACATCAAACCCTAGTATCGTATTTCCTTTTACAGTCATTACTTGTGAATGAGCGTCTGCAATGTAATAAGACAATCTACGTTTGGCAGTATCATATACCCATATTTCTGTTGCACCAATTAATTTAGATGGCAAAATGCTGCGTAATCCTAATTTTTCATCTTTTAATTGAAATTTTATATTTTTAGTTTGTTGTTCAGGACTGAGTATTTTCTTCTTGCGTATTGGTTGCTGTGATTTTTTAATATTAACATAACCATTAATTTCATGAATAATGCTTTCGCAAAACTTAACTAAATTTTTAATTTGTGTTTTAGTCAAATGTGAATAACCTAGCACTAAATCTTTATCTTTACTATTATAAACAGATTGAAATTCTTCCATTTTTTTCTGCCATGTTTCAAGCAGAATCGAGGTATGTTGAGGCAAGATATTTTTTTCAGTCAAAATTCCAACAACATCGGGCAAATTTTGTTTTTTAGTTCTACTTATTAAGTAATCATCAAATGCACCTTCTAATTCACCACATACTTCATGTGCACGTGTACGCATAATTTCTTGTACATTAGGTTTTACAGCGGTATCTTCTTTTTTAATAACTTCAGGTTTAGCAGTAGTTTCTAATAACCGTGTTACTTCATTACTTAATATATGAGATTCGTGTTCTGTTAATTCTAAGCCACGCATGTTCATTCGTGCTAACCAACATAAGGTTACCATAAATTCATTGTCATGTACACGCCTCATTAGTTTAGCGTGTGAATCTTGCTTCAACCATTCTAAATATTGTGCCATCATTTCTTTGGCATCTTTCTTATCAAAGAACCTTGAATACCAAGTAAATGATTTTGCTAATGCACCATCCCGTACATCATCTTCAGGTTGCATAATAAAATTTGGTTCATAACCATAATACTTAAGATCTGTATCCTTTGGAACTAAATCTTTAATATTTGAATTTTCGTTTTGTTTCTTGTCTTTCTTAGCCATATCCATAACCCAACTGTACCTTATTTACAATAGAACCACAAAAACTTTCAGATAAATATATAAATCATGCCAAAATTAAGTCTGTGGAGATCACAAAAATCTAACGATTACCGTTTCTTTGATAAAACAATCAGAGAAATGTATACCGTTGGTGCAACTGATATATATGTTCACAAATACATTGGATCAAATAATACACCAAATAATGACCTTACCACACCTGTTTATGATCAGTTAAACCCAACCAATATACAAGATTTAATGTGGTTGGAAAATCGTGACAGAAAATATGATCCTAACATATATCGCATCAGAATGCATTATAATGTTTCTAATATTGATTTTGATTTAAGTCAATTTGGTTTATTCTTAAGTAATGACACCATATTTTTAACGGTTCACTACAATGATATGATTGACATATTAGGTAGAAAATTAATGGTAGGTGATGTTTTAGAACTACCTCATTTACTTGATTATCATCCATTAAATGAATCAATACCTACTGCACTACGTCGATTTTATCAAGTTACTGATGGTAACTTTGCTAGTGAAGGATTTAGTCAAACATGGTTTCCTCACTTATGGCGATTAAAAGCTGAACCGCTTGTTGACAGTCAAGAATTTGCTGATATTTTACGTCAACCTACTAATACAGATAATTACTTAGGTGATTGGGATCCTACCCAATCCTACGAACCAGGCTACACTGTTCTTTATGGCGATAAAATTTATACACCTAAACAACCTGTGCCACCAAATATAGCACCACCTGACCCTGCATATTGGGAACTAAGTACACAACAACAATTAAATGACATTTTGAGCACATACAACAAAAATATTGAAATTAATAACACTAATCTTGCAGAAGCAGCAAGACTTGTACCTAAAGGTGGGTACAATCATGATCAGCTATATGTCGTGCCAACCACCAATGACGGACAACCTGCACCACCTGTAAATATTATTGTTGGTGCTGATTCTCCAACACCGCTTAGAGGAACAATCAGTTATATAACTAACAATCCCGTTGTTATTATTGGTGCTGCAGCACGTGAGGCTATGAAAAAGTTTGCACTTGATGCTAGTATGGATATAACGCTTGACCAATTTATCAGTATGTCATTGCAAGCTGTTGAATTAGAGCCTGAAAGAACTGACAATCAAAGTGGTCCTATGGTAGGAGAAGTAATTCTTACCGCACAATCCCTAGGACCTGTTACAGGACCGTATGGAACTGCAGACAATACCTATGCTAACGCAGATCAATACGTGTGGTTTAATGTTAAGGCATTAGGTCCAACTAACGTGCGTGGTTCCTATATATTGACCATTGAAAATACTGAACGTGATTTAAATGATTTATTATTAATGAGTGCTGAGGGTGCTTTAGTAAACCCATTTTTACCAAATACTAGAATTACAAATGTGATTAGTACATCAATGGTTGAACTAAATCAACCTATACAAAATGAAATTGCAGACGGACAGATTATTGTAGTGTCGAGTAATTTTGATCGTATTATAACCCAAGAAATGGATTATCGTGCTGACGCAGATCCTAGATTTCATTTTATTAGACGCACATCACCAAAATCTTTTGGGTATATTAGTGGTTATTTAGCGGGTGATGGTACAGCACCTAATGGTGAAGCCACACAAGCGGGTATTATGTTCCCTGCAAGTCCCAATGTTGGTGATTATTTTCTTAGAATTGATTATCTACCACAAAAATTATTCAGATTTGATGGGGTATTATGGGTTGAAATTAGTCAAAACGTACGTACTGCAACAGGATTTACATTAGATGATCGTTCACAATTAAGTTCGTTTATAAATAACGATTCAGTAGTACAAACAACTGATGGAACGTTGATACCAAGTCGCCAATCATTAAGTAATGCGCTTAGTATACAACCTGATCAATAGGATTTAAACGTGGCACAATTTTTTTATGATAAACAAGTCCGTAGATTTTTAATACAGTTTGCAAAAATCTTATCTAATTGGTACGTAGAAGATGGTACTGACCCTAACGGTAACCCCATTTTAAAACGTGTCCCCGTCATGTATGGTGATCAAAGTAGAAATGTTGCAAATATTATAAACAATAACAGTCCTAGTAATCTACCAACTGTTCCGCAAATTACCTATTATGTCAATGGGTTAACATACGAACAAAATAGAACACAAGACCCGTATTTTGTTGATAATCTTGCTGTACGTCAACGAACATATAACGAAGAAACACAAGAATATGAAACAACACAGGGCAATGCATTCAGTGTAAAACGTTTGATGCCTGTACCATATCGATTAAGTGTAACAGTTGATTTTTGGACAAGTAATTATAACCAAAAAATGCAATTGTTTGAACAACTTGGTGTATTGTTTAATCCATCATTGGAAATACAAAGTACAGATAATTTTATTGATTGGACTTCACTAAGTGTAGTTTATCAAGAAAGTTTAAATTGGACAAGTAGATCCATACCTGTTGGCACTAGTAATCCTATCGATATTATGACTTGGAAATTCTATATGCCAATATGGATATCAAGTCCAATAAAGGTTCAAAAACTTGGTATCATATATAAGGTTATTAATAGTATATACAAAGGTACTGCCTTAAGTGATATGCAAAATGATGACCTATTGTTAGGAACAAGACAAAAAGTAAGTCCATATGGTTATCAAACTTTATTATTAGGCAATACGTTACAAATTTTACCTGCAAATCAACCTGAATATTTAAGCAATGATGACTTAGAATTACCATCAAGTCCAAATACATCATTAAGTTGGCATGCAGTACTCAATGCTTATGGCACCATCCGCCCAGGCATCTCTATGATTACTCTTGAAAATCCATACATGGATACAGAAATTATGGGAACTATATCCTATGATCCATTGGATGATCGATTATTGAGTTATACAATTGACCCTGATACTATTCCATCAAACACATTACAACCAATTGATCGTGTTATAGACCCGCTAAGTCAAGGTCCTAACGTAGGACTACCTGCCGCAACCACAGGAACACGTTATTTGATTACTAATGATATAGGTGATCCTAATACGATAAGTTTAGTGTGTAGTGAATCTGCGCCATTAGCTGCGGGTGCTACAACCATCACAGTTAGTGGTTTGAATTTAGCTGCAAGTAACACTTGGGTTGGCAGTGTTTTAAGTGCAAGAAATGCTAGTGGACAATCAATATTTTCAAATGGTACAGAAATAGTATCAATAAATTTAATTGCAAATACGATAACAATAGACAATCCTACTATTGCAATAATTAATAACGGTGATAAAATAGTCACAACTACAAGAAATACTGCTAGTGCTTGGGGGGATGTTGTCGCATATCAAAATGACATTATAGAATATAATGGAACAAAATGGGTTGTATCATTTAATAGTCGCACATCAACTACCCCACAATGGGTTGTTAACTTAAGAACAAGTGTACAGTATAGATATAGTCAAACTAATGGTTGGACTAAATCGTTTGAAGGTTTTTATGACCAAGGATCATGGAACATCGTAATATAAATCGTTTAAACAATAGTGTTGGTATCCTATTTTGCGCTCTCAATACCAATCGACACTTGTTTTTACTTAGAAACGATAAAAAAATAAACACATGGGGATTGCCTGGTGGTAAGGTAGAGCGTGGTGAAAGTTTAAAAGAAGCATTACAAAGAGAATGCATTGAAGAAATACAATTTTGGAATCATGGATTAAAACTATTTCCTATTGAACAATTTACAAGTGAAGATAAACGATTTGTTTATCATACTTTTTATTCTTTTGTAGAAAACGAATTTGTACCTATTTTAAACAATGAACATCTTGGTTATTGTTGGATAGATTCTAATATATACCCACGTCCTTTGCATCGTGGTTTATTTAATACATTAAATTATAAAATAATTCAACAAAAAATTGCATTAATACATGATGCTATAAAATAAAAAACCCACTATAAAGTGGGTTTCTTTTTAAAATTACATGTTTACTGACTTGGAATTTGAAGAATTGCCAAATTAGAACCAGGTTGTAGTGTTGCGTTAGCTGCAACAAATGAAACGTGATATGCTGTAGCATTTGCCATGTTACCAATACTATTTGCGTTAGCATAATCAGGAGCAAATCCTTCAGCGTGTGAATTAATAATACTGAAAATTGCAACATTTGCGTTAGATGCATCAACACCTTGAATAGCCATTTGACCTGCTGATAAATTAGCTACGTTACCATCATCGACATTTGACAAAATGCAAACTTGTGTACGTGATGTATTAGCTAAATTTGCGACTAAAAACTTTGATTTACCTTTTTGACGTACAATAAAAGCATCACCTGCTGCATATGAACTTGTAGCATATTGAATATTAGCGATACAAGCAATTGTGTTACCACCGCTTACTGCACCTAAACCATTAGCACCACCAACGACACCAATATTACCAACTTCTGTTTGTGCGGGAATACCAACATCGATATTTCCTGTTTTTTGAATTTTAAGCTTTGCCATTATAATTTCCTTTAGCTCGTTCTAGGAGCCATAACTACCCCATGTAATTATGAGTTCGCTTGGAACAATTGTATTTATCTTAATTTATTATATAGTTGTATTAGCAGTATTTGTAGATGGGAATGATCTACCTGTTCCCCATATAATACGTACTGCACCATTTCCACCTCTTTGGAAAGGAACTGCGAGATTTGGTTGTCCTCCACCCGAACCTCCTCCATAATCACCACCTATACCTGCATTATTTGGTCCAGGATTGCCGCCGTTTGCTCCTCCTGAACCTCCACCTCCACCAACATTTTGACCTGCCCCTGCACCTGATGGTCCTGATCCATATAAACTTACACCTCCACCACCAGCACCGCTAAACCAACTAGAACCTGCTCCACCACCACCGCCACCGCCACCTGAGCCTGCAGTGCCATTAGCGGATGGGTTAGCCACACCACCTGAACCACCTGTTCCGCTGTAGCCACCTGCTCCACCTCCACCGCCACCTTTTTTATCCGATGGTCCTCCACTATATCCTGCACCACCTACACCCCCATTACCTCCACCATCTCCTGTATATGTACCCGCATTAGTTGTGCATTGAGCAAATCCACCGCCACCTCTTACAATACATGTTGAATTAAAATAACTATCTCCACCTGATCCTCCTATAGGAGCAGCCCCTGCAACTACTGTATAACTATTACCTGCAGTTACAGAAATATTATTTTTATAACCTAATCCTCCGCCTGATCCCCCAGGAATACCACAGTATGCATATGAAGTCGCCCCACCACCGCCACCAACTGCAACTACACTAACACTTGAAACACCAACGGGTGCAACCCAAGTATAAGTTCCAGGTGTTGTGTATTCAGCTTGTGCATTAGCACCACTATATGTAATTGAATTACTTGCAGGACTTTGCGGTCCTGCTCCCGCCCCATTAATTGCATACACCTTAAATGTATAGGATGTTCCTGCAGTAAGTAAAAAGTTATTGCTATAAACGATATTACCACTACTTGCTTGATTTACACTTGCTATAACATTACCAGGTGTCGATATCGCTCTATGTTGAGTTATTGTACCTCCATTAGCACATGCTGCAGTAAAAGGTACTGTCACCGTACCCGTAGAAGTTGTTACTGTTCCTACAGTAGTTTGTAGTGGGTAATTTATTGGTGCACCTGTCACGTTTGTTGATGGAAAAGCACGTCCTGCTCCCCATAAAATACGTACTGCCCCGTTTCCACCTCTACCATGCTCACCTATACTATTCGTGCATGTACCACCACCGCCACCACCATATAAACCACCCATAGCGTACGATGTACCAGGTGAACCCCCTGATCCTCCATTACCAACCGTGTTATATCCTCCCGAAGGACTTCCGTTTACATGTATGCCACCTGCCCCACTTGGTCCTTCACCATAAATTCCTGTACCTCCGCCTGGCTGACCCGCTCCATTACCCGCAGGTGGTGATGCAGTATAACCACCACCACCGCCACCACCACCGCCACCTGCACCACTACCACCATTACCAAACATACCGCCACCTTGACCGCCTGAGCCTGTATAACCTCCTGCACCACCACCACCTGCTGATTGTCTATCGGCTGATAATCCTGGTGAACCACCTCCATTACCACCACCTGATGTGCCATATGAAGTTGATACAACGTACGATCCACCTTGTGAACCTAATCCGTTAGCAAATCCCCTCACTCCACCACCTGCACCAGCAGTAGGTATGTTAACAAAGTGACTACACCCACCAGGTGAAGCTGAACCGCCGTTCGTACCGCCTCCCCCCACAACAACAGTATAGGAAGAATTTGCTGTAACAGGATATCCATTTAACCATACAAGTCCACCCCCGCCTCCGCCACCACCTCTTCTTAATCCAACACACAGTCTTCCATTACCACCTCCACCCCCACCTATGGCAACTACACTTATGTTAGATACCCCTACAGGCGCAACCCATGAATAGGTACCAGGTGTTGTATATGTTGCATCATCGTAATTCGGAGCACCTGCGGTTACGGTATTACTATTAGCTGAAATTGGACTATTTCCTATGACATTAGTTGCATATACAGTGAAAGTATATGCTTGACCTGTAATAAATCCTGAAGAAATTACAATATTTCCACTACTTGCTTGACTTACAGAGGCAGTCAAATTATCAGGATAACTAACTGCAGTATGTGATGTGATTGGAGGTCCACCATTTGATGGTGCAGTAAATGGTATAGTTGCTACGTTTGCTGAAAAAGATGCTGTTCCTATAGTTGGCTGCGATGGAACCGTTCCAGGTATTGCACTATTTGATGCGGCACTATTTGGTGAATTACCTACACTATTTGTTGCATATACCACAAAAGTATAGCTTGTTCCTTGAGTAAGACCTGTTACAGTAATTGTTCCACTACTTGCTTGTGACACTGTTCCTGTTATTGACCCAGGCGTACTTACCGCTGTATAACTTGTTATTGCATTACCACCGTTACTTGACGATGCTGTATAGGTCACAGTTGCAGTTGTCGTATTAATTGGGGTTGCAGTGCCAATTGTTGGAGCAGTTGGTACCACTGCAGGTATAATAGAATTACTTGCTGCACTATTTGGCGAATCACCTACGCTATTTGTTGCTTTTACTACAAATGTATAGGAGGTTCCTGCTGTTAATCCACTTACACGTATAGTTCCACTGCTTGCTTGTGATATAGTTCCTGTAATAGAGCCAGGAGTGCTTGTCGCTGTATAACTTGTTATTGCATTGCCACCATCACTTGACGATGCTGTATATGTAACATCAATTTGTGTATTACTTCCGCTTACACGTGATGCTGTTCCAATTGTTGGAGCAGTTGGTACTACTGCAGGTGCGATTGAGTTACTTGCTGCACTATTAGGCGAATCGCCTACTGAATTAGTTGCTTTTACAATAAAAGTATAACTTGTTCCTTGTGTCAATCCACTTACACGTATTGTTCCACTGCTTGCTTGTGATATAGTTCCCGTAATTGATCCAGGTGTACTTGTGGCTGTATAACTTGTTATTGCATTACCACCATTACTTGATGAAGCCGTATATGGCACATCAATTTGAGTGCCACTTCCACTTACACGTATTGCTGTACCAATTGTTGGAGCAGTTGGTACTATAGCAGGTGATATAGAATTACTTGCTGCACTATTTGGTGAATCACCTATCGCATTTGTTGCTTTTACTACAAATGTATAATTTGTACCTGATGTAAGCCCACTTACACGAATCGTTCCACTACTAGCTTGTGATATAGTTCCCGTTATTGAGTCAGGTGTACTCGTAGCCGTATAACTTGTTATAGGAAGACCACCATTGTCAACAGGTGCAGTGTAAGTAATATCAAGTTGAGTGTTACTTCCACTAACACGTGAAGCAGTGCCAATTGTTGGTGCACTTGGTACGACTGCAGGTATAATAGAATTACTAGCAGCACTATTTGCTGAATTACCTATACTACTTGTTGCATATACAACAAATGTATAACTTGTCCCTTGTGTTAGTCCACTAACACGAATAGTTCCACTACTTGCTTGTGATATAGAACCTGTAATAGTATCAGGTGTACTTACTGCTGTATAACTTGTAATAGGTAACCCACCATTACTTGATGATGCAGTATAAGTGATATCAATTTGACTATTACTACCACTTACACGTGATGCTGTTCCAATAGTTGGTTCAGATGGAAGATAAAAAACTTCCATCTGCACAGCACCAATAGTTACGTTATTAAATGTTATACCCATAATAGATTTTAGATATTAAAAATTTTTTATGGATTTTGATTTTGCATTGAAGGTAATAAATATTCTGCTTCAGAACGATGAACCCACTTCTGCAATGATTCATCCCACAAATATATCTCACCATCTGTAGGATAAGGAATAGGTGGATCAAAAGAACATGTTGCTTCGTTGAATGTCCATGATTGATAGTTAGGAGCAATAGCAAATTGAGCTTTAATAAAATTTTGTTTATCGATTTTTTCTTGTTCAGTAAATTGTCTTATATCCCATACGTCTTTAACGATACCATCTACCCATTGATATGATAATCCTGTAATTTCTTCATAAGGACCTTCTGTAGGGCGAGCCACACGTTCAAAACGTGCAAATTCAGGTGGTAAATTGTTTACATCAACATTTGGAAATGCACTAACAAAATTGTCTAATAAAATTGGGTGTTCGTATGGTTGCCCATCTCTGATTTGAATAATTAAATTCATACTAACTCCTTAAGTTTAAATTTATATCGTATTTATCTTAATAATTTATTAATTAAAAACGATTGTCAGTGTAGATTTAGGGTGTTTCTCAATAAACGTATATACTTAATAACAAAATTTTTATGAATTTACACCTTTGATTACAGCAAATTGAAGCACAGGAGCTTCTGTTGTAGTCCCACCTGTTGTGTAAAAAGTAATATCAAAACTACTCGCCGCAACATTAGTAACAAAAGTTAAATATTTGTCAGTTCCCGATTTTTGATTTACAATAACTACATCAGTAGCAGCAACGGTATTATTAGTAACAGTAAATGTATTTGGAGTGGTTGATCCTGCAGCAGAAAATAAAGTAATTGCTCCTGTAATTTTATTTAATGTGACCCCGTTAGCTCTTGAAGTAATTTGACCTATTGTTCCACCTGCACCTGTTACGTATCCAATTTGACTAGTAGCATTAAATATGTTCGCACTAATTACATTAGCACCGCTAATATTTCCACCTGATCCTGCCCCTGTCACAAGATTTGATGCAGTTAATGTACCTGAAACATTAACACCTGTGCCTGTAACTACAACCACATTAGCATTACCTGCTGCACTTAAATTAATATTTCCATTAGCCGCAGGTATTGATACATTACTATTGCCATTGCTGATACTACTTGTGCTAATTGTTGTCCAACTTAAATTACCACTGCCATTTGTTGTTAAAATTTGACCATTACTACCGCCTGTAATAATGACATTACCAACTGCACCAAGATTTGATATTCCTGCTACACTTATACCCGCACCTGAAACAACTAATACATTAGCATTACCTGCTGCACTTAAATTAATATTTCCATTAGCCGCAGGTATTGATACATTACTATTGCCATTACTAATACTACTTGTGCTAATTGTTGTCCAACTTAAATTACCGCTACCATTGGTGCTAAGTACTTGACCATCACTGCCCCCTGTGATAATGACATTACCTACAGCACCAAGGTTTGATACCCCTGCTACACTTATACCCGCACCTGAAACAACTAATACGTTAGCATTACCTGCTGAACTAATATTAACGTTGCCATTGGCTGCAGGTATTGATACGTTACTATTGCCATTACTAATACTACTTGTGCTAATTGTTGTCCAACTTAAATTACCGCTACCATTGGTGCTAAGTACTTGACCATTACTACCACCTGTAATAATAACATTACCTACTGCACCAAGATTTGATACACCTGCTACATTCAGTGTAATCGCAACATTCATCGTATTAGCACTAATTATATTAGCACCGCTAATATTTCCACCTGATCCTGCACCTGTCACTAGATTTGATGCAGTTAATGTACCTGCGACATTAACGCCTGTACCTGATACAACAACCACGTTGGCATTGCCTGATGCACTTAAATTAATATTTCCATCTGCAGTAGGTATCGATACGTTACTATTGCCATTATTAATACTTGATGAACTAAATGATACCCAGCTTAAATTTCCGCTGCCATTTGTACTAAGAACTTGACCATTACTGCCACCTGTAATAATTACATTGCCTACTGCACCAAGATTTGATACACCTGCCACATTTAACGCAGTTGCTGCATTTACTGTATTGGCACTGAGAACATTTACCCCTGAAACATTACCGCCTGTTCCACCACCTGCTACAATACTTAATGCAGTTAATGTACCTGAGACATTTACACCTGTACCTGTTACAACAACAACATTAGCGTTACCTGCTGAACTAATATTAACGTTCCCATTAGCAGCAGGTATAGACACATTACTATTGCCATTACTAATACTTGATGAACTAATTGATACCCAACTTAAATTTCCACTTCCATTTGTGCTTAATACCTGTCCATTACTACCACCTGTAATAATGACATTGCCTACTGAACCAAGGTTTGATACACCCGTGGCTATAAGTCCTGTAGTGCCAATATTACCTACATTTGCGTTACCTGAAACATTTAATGTTCCTGTAACATTTGTTCCTGTGCCAGTTATTACAACTACATTAGCGTTTCCTTCCGCACTTAAATTAATATTTCCATTAGCAGCAGGTATAGACACATTACTATTGCCATTACTAATACTTGATGAACTAATTGATACCCAACTTAAGTTTCCACTACCATTGGTGCTTAGAACTTGACCATTACTACCACCTGTAATAATGACATTGCCTACTGAACCAAGGTTTGATACACCTGCTATATTCAGTGTAGTAGAAACATTCAATGTATTAGCACTAATTACATTTGCACCACTAATATTTCCACCTGATCCTGCCCCTGCAGTTATTCCTGAAGTAGTAACAACTATTACATTTGCAGTACCCCCAACTGACATAGTAATATTTCCATTTGCAGCAGGTATGCTGACATTGCTATTGCCATTACTAATACTACTTGTGTTAATTGTTGTCCAACTTAAATTACCACTACCATTTGTACTGAGTACTTGACCGTTACTGCCCCCCGTAATAATTACATTACCCACTGCACCAAGATTTGATACTCCTGATACACTTAAAGAACCTACTGCCAACGGAGCTAAAGTTGCATTAGCAAAGTCAATAATAGTATTTGGTTGTACAGCTAAATCTGTAAATAATTTCCATGTACGGTTAGCGTCACTAGCATCTCGTGCAAATCCTGTGAATTTTTCAGCACCATCATTATATTCGCCAACAAATCCTAAATCTACAGTATCACCTGAATTATTAGCACCAATAAATATCAACGGATCGCCAACAACTAAATCAGTTACATTAGAATAATTTAAATTACCACTAATAGTCATATTACCTGTTATTGATACATTTCCTGTTATATTGGCACCACCTGCTGATATTGTAAATCCATTACCTACAACTATATTACCTGTTGTTGTTAAATTTGATAATATTCCAATACTTGTTATATTTGGTTGAGAAGCAGTAGTCAATGTGCCTGTTAAATAATTAGCTGTTACCGTATTGCCTAAGTTAGCATTAGATGCAGTAATCGTACCTGCAATATTTGCACCAATTCCTGTAACAACTAATATGTTAGAATTACCCGCTACGCTAATATTAACATTACCATTAGCTGCAGGTATATTTACATTACTATTACCATTTGAAACACTTGTTCCACTTGGCAAACCCGTTAATTGACTACCATTACCTAAGAAATATGAAGCAGTTACGTTTGCACTGAAATTACCTGTATTAGCACTAACTACATTAGCACCGCTAATATTTCCACCTGATCCTGCTCCCGCAGTTATTCCTGAAGTAGTAACAACTATGACATTTGCAGTACCCCCTACTGACATAGTAATATTACCGTTAGCAGCAGGTATGCTGACATTACTGTTGCCATTGCTAATACCACTTGCACTTAAGGTAACCCAACTTAAGTTTCCACTACCATTAGTGGATAAAAATTGTCCATTACTTCCACCTGTAATAATTACGTTAGCATTAGAGCCAAGATTAGATACACCTGCTACATTTAAAGCTACCGCAGCATTAACAGTATTGGCACTGAGAACATTAACCCCTGTAATATTACCGCCTGAACCCCCGCCTGTAACAATACTTGTTGCATTTAACGTACCTGTAACATTTACACCATTGCCTGTAACAACAACTACATTGGCATTACCCGCTGAACTAATGTTTACATTACCATTTGCAGCAGGTATAGACACATTACTATTACCATTACTAATACTTGAGGAACTAAATGATACCCAACTTAAATTTCCACTTCCATTTGTACTAAGAACTTGACCATTACTGCCACCTGTAATAATTACGTTGCCAACAGGTCCTAAGTTCGATACGCCTGTAGCTATAAGTCCTGTAGTACCAATATTTCCTACATTTGCGTTACCTGAAACATTTAATGTTCCTGTAACATTAGCACCCGTACCTGTTACAACAACAATATTAGCATTACCTGCTGAACTAATATTAACGTTGCCATTGGCTGCAGGTATTGATACGTTACTATTGCCATTACTAATACTTGATGAACTAATTGAT